GCTGCTTCAAATGGTTCAAACTGTGTGCCAGTATCACTTGATCCACTGCCAACACTGCGTCTAAATGCTTGACGCACTTCTTCAATCTCGTCTGGCAGTGTATACTCTTGCTGCTCAGTTACTACACTTAGGAATACATATGAACTTTCATATGCGTTTTGACTACGCTGACGAAAACGCTTTAATGCTTTGTCAATGCTATTGTCATAGTGTTCCGGATCAAGTTCAACATCCACCATGCCGTCGCCTAAGCGAAAGCGAATGTAGTCTACTGTATCTGCTCTTAGTGATGCTAGTGTTGCCATAGTGTGTTCCTGTTCTTACACACTATTTATTACTTTACTGCTTTAAGGATCACAGTGTCGGCATTAAAGCGTCCATTCATCTTTGTTTCAACACCTTTGATCTCATCTAAGAACTTGCGCAGTTGCACTTTACCGCTTTTGTTAAAGTCTGCTAGTTGCTGTTCTGGCTTACGCAGTGTTTTTGCTACGCTTGCATTAACATTAAAGAACTGCAGTGTAGTTCCTTTAACTTGAAACTGTTGCGCATCCTCTGCAACATACTTGCCTAGTTTGCGTGTCTTAGTATTGAACACCCACAGTTCTGTAGCACCAATAATATCCACAGGATTTATGCTGGCTACTTTATACTTTTCGTCGGTTTTACAATACTTCAGTTTTGCTACCAACTTGTCTGCACTCTTAGGCTTGGGTGATCTAGTCTTACGAGTTGCTTTGCTCTCCTGTGTAATCAAATCACAAGCACCAACAATGCCTTGGAACAGTGCAACACCGCGTTTGATGGCTGCTTTGTCCAAGTGTGCATAGCCTTCACGCAAATCTTCGTCTTGTTCACGAGCAGGTTGCTGTAGCATAATATACTCTGCAAGTGGTCCTTCGTAGAACGCACGAATGTGTCTAGCGTGTGCTTGATTAACATTTAGTTTGCGGAACAGTTTAACAGCATCCAATCCTTTGAACTTGTCTGGATTGCTAATGTAATCATCAACTGCTTCTTCGATTTCAGCAATAATGTTGCCGCTTGCTTCCTTGATGCGCTCCTGAATACTAGGCACATATACATTCTTAGGCTTTTCTGCTTCTACTGCTTTAATTTCTTCTACAATAGATTTGCCTTGCTCTTCGAGATTATCAAAGTAGCCTGTCATATATTGTATAGTAGACTCAGGTGCAGTTTGTCCTGCATTTTGCCAATGACAAAATGTTGCGACATGACTCTTGTAGAGATTGTATTCTTTGTTTTTGAGAATAAGGCGTGCTTTTTCTTTGTCAAACACACGCTTTACATATGCCTTAACAATCGCAGCACAGTCCTTGTTGTCTACTTCAAAGTGAAAGAAGTCTCTACACTTGTTATAGTCATCCATAGGTGCCGCTGCTGCGCCAGATAGTTTCCGTCTTGCAGCAGGTGCTTTTTTACGTTTGATAGGTTTACCTTTAAGAGCAGTTAATGCCATATTCAATCTCCATTTCTTGTTCGAAAATACTTACCTCAAGTTGCTTCAACTCGATCATCTTCTCAATCAAATCAAGTGTAAGATTGTTGCTTACACCTTTACGAATACCGTGTGCAATAACCTCAAGGTTTTCGATATCATTTAAAACTTCGTTCATTAAACAACCTTTCCGTTAGCAACAATAGAGGACAACATCAAGCGAACCTGCTTTAAGCGGCTCTCTAACTTGCGGATTACTTTTGCGTTATTAGTAGTAGCAACTTCTTGCATAATAAACGCAGGAAGCAAGCGCAACTGTCTATCAACAACTGTTTGCTGATCTTCTGCGCTAAGTGCTACAATGAAATCTTTAAATTTTGCGTTACTAACCATAATGTATCTCTCCTCAACTTCAACTTACTACTTAATATAGCACCTTTTGAGAATGTGTCAACCTTTTTTAAGGCGATAAATACTACGCAATAAGGAATTAATATGCCAAGAATTTCACTATGGAAAGACGGTGCTCACACCAACGATTATAGATTCTTTGACAGAAGAATCAAAGAAATGTTTACAATTGGTGGCACAGGCATCAATGTACACAAATATTTGGGTGTTGCCAGTCAAGGTGGCAGCGATCCAAGTCAGCCTAACTATCAAGAACCTGATCCATTGGGCATACAAGACTTCTTATTTTTAGAGAACAGAGACAGAATATACGATCAAGACATCTACAGTTTGCGTGGTATATACAGTGTAAGCGATACAGACTTTGACTTATCACAGTTTGGTTTGTTTTTAGCAAACGATACGCTGTTTATTACATTCCATGAGAATGATATGCTAAACAATCTTGGTCGCAAACTTATGGCAGGTGATGTTATTGAACTGCCACACCTTACAGATTTTAGCGCACTGGATGAAAGTGTTGAACTTAGCCTTAAACGCTACTATGTTATACAAGAAGGTTCGCGTCCAAGTGAAGGTTTTAGCCCAACTTGGTGGAGCCATTTATGGCGTGTTAAATGTACACCACTAGTGGACAGTCAGGAATACACAGACATTCTCAATGTGTTACAAACTGACAAAGATGGAAACACAACAGATCATACTCTCAGAGACTTGCTTAGTACATACAACAAAGAACTTGAAATCACAAACAAGGTTGTTGCTGCAGCAGAAAAGGAAGTACCTGAAAGTGGTTACGATACAAGTCAATATTACATTGTTCCCACTGATCCAGTTACAGGTAGACCGCTAGAGTCCAAGGGTGTAAATGCTGATGATACAGCACAAAATGCTGACAGCACTGATGCAAGTGCAGATGCTAGACGCATTACGCCTACTAACACTAACGCTTATAGCGGATACTTGGTAGGTGACGGACTTGCTCCTAATGGTGAACCAATTAGTATGGGCACTAGTTTCCCAGGTAATGCACAAGAAGGTGATTTTGTGCTACGCTTAGACTTCTTACCAAACAGATTGTTTAGATACAGTGGATCACGCTGGATTAAAGTAGAAGATGATGTGCGCAGCAAACTTACACCTGGCACAGGTTCAACACAGATGGACGGATTTATCAATAACACAGGCACATTTACTGCAGATGATAACACTACTGCAACCAGTAGACAGTCGCTTAGTGATGCACTGAAACCTAGAGAAGATTAATGGCACAGCAATTCTTTTACGACCAACAAATAAGACGATTCCTATTGCAGTTTATTCGTGCATTCAGTAATTTTCAGGTCGAGTATGGCAAAGACAGAGATGGCAATACCACACTAGTCACTGTGCCTGTTAAGTATGGCGATGCTACAAGAATGGTAAGCAGCATTGTTCGTGAGAACAGTGAAAACAAAATCATTCCAACACCTATGATCAGTTGCTATGTAACAGGATTAGAATACAATGCAGAGCGCAGACAAGATCCTACATTTATTGACAAGAAGCATATTCGTATGCGCAAGTTTGATCCTAACACAAACGAATATAATACACAACAGGGCAATGCGTTTACAGTAGAGCGTGTTATGCCTGTTCCTTATACACTGCAGTTAAATGTAGATGTATGGACAAGCAATACTAATCAAAAACTACAGTTGCTTGAGCAGTTACTTGTGTTGTTTAATCCAGCACTTGAAATACAAAGCACAGACAACTATTTAGATTGGACAAGTTTAAGTTATATCGAACTTGCTAATACACAGTGGAGCAGCAGAACTGTACCAGTTGGTGTTGATGAGCAGATTGATATTGCTACGCTTTCATTTACTGTGCCAATTTGGTTAACTGCACCTGCTAAAGTTAAGAAACTTGGTGTTATTAACAAGATTGTTGCTAGTATCTATGATGATCAAGGTGGTATTGCAGAAGGTGTTATTGATGGACAAATACTGCTAGGTGAAAGACAAAAGTTTACACCAATGAACTTTGGTATTATACTGCTAGGCAACACTGTGCAAATATTGGATCGCAACGAAACAAGCACTAACAAAGTAGATTATACTCCTCTAAATGATCCGCCAACAAAAGTAGGCACAGATGATGTTAGTTGGGCTGCACTTATCAATCAATACGGCGAACTACAAAGTGGTATCAGTCAACTGAGACTAGAGCAAGGCACTGCAGAGATAGTAGGCACCATTGCTTTTCATCCTAGCGATCCACACAAACTACTGTGGACAGTAGACAGTGACACTGTGCCAACAAACGATTTGCCTGCTGTAACAAAAATTATTAATCCTCTGCGCAGTGCGCCAGGTGCAGGACTTGCAGCGGCAGCACAAGGACAACGTTATCTTATCCTCAATGCTATTGGCGATGCAAGTAACACAGATGGTCCTGATGCGTGGGGTGATCTAGTAGCAGGTGCCAATGACATCGTTGAATATAATGGCACTAAATGGCAAGTAGCATTTGACAGCAGCAGTGATTCGGGTGTACACTATATGACTAATACCAATACAGGTTTACAATACAAATGGACCGGAACAGAGTGGGTCAAGTCTTATGAAGGCGAATATCGAGCAGGCGACTGGAGTATCGTTATCTAACAGCGGTGTTGGAGCGTTATTTTTAAGCAAATCAACAAGTAGATATATGTTTGTACTGCGCAATGGCGCCAGGTATGACAGCATGTGGGCGTTTGTTGGCGGCAAGGTTGAAGCAGATGAAACAGAGTATACTGCACTACAGCGTGAGATTGTTGAAGAGATTGGCTTTATGCCGCTTGTGCTAAAAACTATCCCAGTAGAAAAGTTTACTAACAGTAAGAATAACTTTACCTACAGTACCTATGTATGTGTTGTAGAGGAAGAATTTATCCCTAAACTAAACAGTGAACACAAAGGCTATGCGTGGAGCAAACTAGACAGTTGGCCCAAGCCACTGCATCCAGGTGTGTTTACCACGCTTCAAATTGATGAGATTGCTAAGAAGATTGCAACTGTTGAAAGTTTAATGTGCAATAGCACCTAGACCAGCTAGATTAAAATACTGTGTATAGGTTATTTCTTTTACATTGGGACACCAGTTATAGGATTCTGGCATTAATCCAATGTCCTTTGCTACATAATAAAATTCAACATCACTGTATGTTAGAAATATTTTGCATGCTTCTTGTATAAGTTTTGCGTTTGAGCCTTCGACATTTATTGGCTTGTATACATCATGTTCACCAATATAAATGTTATCATCTTCTTTATCATAGCAGGTCATGCCCACCATAAACACTTGCTTGTGTCCGTCTGCACACGCAAGACGCAGTGCAAGCGTGCCTATGCTTGCAGTAAACATTTGTGGATATAAGTGAAAACTGCCTGGGTGTGCTAGTATGTTTTTAACATTGCTATACACAATATTATCTTCACCATAGCCACTAGCAGCAATGTCTGCGCAAATATCTTTGTTTGTAGCAATTAAGAATGTTGGGTTAAAGTCTTTGTATACCAGGTTACATCCGTAACTTTGTCCTACACTGCGCACACCTCGATCACCACCTACTTGACCTTTAAGCAAGCGTAGATCAAACTTGGCTCTGGAT